GGCCGAGCGGAAGAAGCTCAAGCCGGCGCCGGCCGAGGCGCTGAGGCAGCGCTCGGGCAAGAAGCCGGTGCGGCGGGCCCGGTGATGGAGACGATCAATCTGACCCGGAGACCCAACGGGGACGTCATGGCCGAGTGCTTTCCCGAGGAGGTGGAGGTCGCGAAGGACATCCTCTATGGCTTGGACCGCGGCCTCGCACGGATGTTCATGGTCATCACAGCCACGAACGGAACGGCGAAGTACGAGCTGAGGTCGAAGGACCAATACCTGCTCGTCGGGACGCGGATGCGGCCTCACCGGGGTGCCTGCATGGTTTGCGGCTGCACGGATCGCGAGGCCTGCGTGGGGGGCTGCTCCTGGGCCGACGAAGACAAGACGATCTGCACACGCTGCGTTCGGACCTCCGCAACGGAGATCTCGCAAGGCTGCGGCGAGTGCGTCAACGGCCTGGCGGACGGAATGAACAACGACCCGGACCAGCCGGTGTTCTGCGCCTGCCAGGCGGGGCGCGCACGGCAGGCGCGTTTCGACCAGGGCGCGCACCGACTGGAATGTAACCCTGTAACCGGTGGGGTTACATCGCCATCAACCGAGGGGGCCTGATGCCTCGCTTCAAGCCCAACCTCGACCTCAACGCACGCCGGGCGGAGACCGTCCTCGGGATCCAGCGGGCCAAGCGCACATGTGACGCGCTCGAGCTGCTCCAGCGCTTCGAGGCCGCGGTCCGGCATGATGCCTCGCCGGCCGCGGCCGCACGCCAGGCGAAGCGCGAGCCGCCCCGGCGCGCCCTGCTGGGCCCGGCCTGGATGCAGCAGGACCTCGCCATCCGCGCGCTCGACGAGGCCAATGTCCGGCTGATCGAGGCCGCACTGGCGTTCGACGCCTCCGTCGGCTCGGGACTGTCGGCGGAGCAGGTGCACACGATCGCGGCGGAGCACACGGCGGCCTGCGCCGCCGTCCGCCGGGCCCGCCGCACACTCGTGGCGCTCAAGGCCGGTGCCCGATGAGCAAGCACACCCGGATCGAGTGGACCGACGCCACCTGGAACCCGGTCACCGGCTGCACCCCGGTGAGTCCGGGCTGCAGCCGCTGCTACGCCCGCCGCATGGCCGCGCGGCTGCAGGCGATGGGGAAGGCGGCCTACGCCAATGGCTTCGCGGTCACGATGCATCCGGACGCGCTCATGGACCCGGCCGTCCTCTCGCTGCGCCGCGCCCCGCGGATGATCTTCACCTGCTCCATGGGGGACCTCTTCCATGAGCGGGTGAGCGAGGGCTTCATCGCGCAGGTCTTCCAGACCATGGAGCTGGCGGAGCGGCACACCTTCCAGGTGTTGACCAAGCGCCCCTGGCGCGCCGCCGATCTGGCCGGCTACCTCGCCTGGCCGCCGAATCTCTGGATGGGCGTCTCGATCGAGGACAACGCCCAGCTCGACCGGATCAAGCCGCTGCTCGTCACGCCGGTCAGGACGCACTTCCTCTCGCTCGAGCCGCTCCTGGGAGCGATCCCGGCCCTGCCGCTCGAGGGAATCGACTGGGTGATCGTCGGCGGGGAGACCGGCGCCGGCTCGCGCCCTCTGCATCCGGGCTGGGTCAGCCAGGTGCGCGACCAGTGCGTCGGCGCCGGGGTGCCGTTCTTCTTCAAGAGCTGGGGCGACTGGGCGCCGCTGGTGCCCTACTACCCCGAGACCGCAGAGGAGATGGAGACCTTCGAGGTGCTGGAGTACTGCGGGACCATGGTGGCGCTCGAGTTGAGCGGCGACACCCCGGAGGGCGCCCGCGGCAACGGCAGCTGGTGCCACAACCAGCCCGCGCCCGGGACCTGGTGGATGAAGCGGGTCGGCAAGCGCTCGGCGGGGCGCATGCTCGAGCAGCGCACGTGGGAGGAGCGGCCATGAGGGAGCACGAGAAGACACCCGCCCTCTTCGACGTGCTCGAGGAGCGTATTCGCCAGGACGAGAAGTGGGGCGAGCAGAACCACCTGCCCGAGCGATGGTTCTGCATCCTGCTGGAGGAGGTCGGTGAGGCCGCGAAGGAGGTCCTCGAGGCGGGGGGCACCATCCTGGTCCCGAAGGGGCGCCGTCGGTTCCGCGAGGAGATGGTGCAGGTCGCCGCCGTCGCACTCGCCATCGTCGAGTGCGTCGATCGTCAGAACGCTCGCGCCCACACCTGCGACGCCCCGTCCTGTCCGCTCTGCGCAATGGATCGGGAGCTGGCCCCGTGACCCAGACCGTGTTCGCCGCGCGCGACCTGCGCCGCGTCCGTCCCGGCTCGCTCTCCGCTCACAAGGCGCTGATCGAGGCCATCCTGCAGTGGTGCGAGCTTTACCGGCTGCCGGCCGTCCCGGTGCACACCGGCGCGCGCGTCAAGCCTCGCCCGGGAGGCGGCTTCGATCTGTTCGGCAACCCCGGGCAGCACGGTCTCGCCGACGTGATCGTGGTGCTGCCGCCCTTCGGCCGGCTGGCGCTGGTCGAAGGGAAGACCGGCCGAGCGCGCAAGAACCCCGCTCAGGTCCGATGTCACGCGCGCCTGGGTGCCGCTGGCGCGCTCTCGCTCGTCGTCCGTGAGATCAACGATCTGCAGCAGCTACTCCACCAGGTGGCCAGGGACCGGGCGATCGCCTCGCTCGCCCGTGGCTGAGAGGAGGGACCCATGAAGGTGCAATTCGTCGGTCGCGTGATCGGTCACGAGCTGATCGAGGGCGAGAAGCCGAAGACCGACGGCGAGGGCGTGAAGGTCAAGCTCGCGATCCGCCACACCCAGGACAACCCGGGCAAATCGGGCACCGGGACGCTGCACCTGGCCGCCGACGTCGCGTTCCGGGAGTTTCCGCTGAAGCGCGTCCTGATGATCTCGATCGAGGAAGGGCAGATGGAACTCTTCGACGCAGTCGCCGGCGACGACGAGCGGCCGACGCGCCGCAAGGACCCGGCCCAGGGGGAGATCGGTTTGTCGCGCGGTGACAGCCCGATCGCCGCCCCGCCGGCCAGCAGCCTCGGGATCGTGCCCGGACGGCGCAACCCTCGCAAGCCGGGATCCCGCTCACGCGGCGAGACGGCGCAATGATCTTCGGGGACCAGGACTACATCAGTGGCCTGAACTGGGCCATGACGATCGCATACCTTGCCGAGAGGGTTCACGCCGGGGAGCTGCTTGAGGCCCTCCAGCGCGCCGAGCTCGATACAGGGGCCGCGTCGGCGACTATCCACGAGGTCGCACAGAAGCGCGTGGATGCTCTGAAGCTCTACCTGGCGGCCACCGCGGTCTGGCATGAAGAGGCGCGCCGCTACGTCCAGGTAATCAGCAGCACGGAATCGGCGGCCGCGCGGGCCAGGGAGGCCGTCCGCACGGAGGCGCAGCAGGAGCACGCGGTCGCCGGGCCTGGCAGTCGGAACGCGGAGCTGAACTGAGCGAAGACCCGGCGCGCGAAAGGGGTGCGGAACAGGGGACGCCAAACGAGTAGCGCGCCGGGTGTAGATCGGGCCTCGGGGGCCCGTGGAAGCCGTCACATGAGTGAACGAGCAGTCCCGCAAGGGAGAGGAGGTGGAGCATCGCCAGGAGCGGACCCGCCGGCCGGCGCGTGAGCCTGAGGGCGTTCTCGGGAGCGTCCTGCGCTCCGGCCTGGCCGGGTCGATCGCAGCAAGCAGACGGGCGCAACGAGCGCCCCGCGTCAAGTGAACGCGGAGCAGGGACTCCAGGGAGCGGACGATGACCAGGACGAGCAGCAGCAGTGGAGCGAAGAAGCGCAAGGCGAAGCCCCGGCGCGGGCCCAAGGTCGAGGACTTCCCCTTCCCGTGGCGCTGGTGGAACGGCGACCCCTACGTGCGGGCCCTGACGGACGCCCAGCGGGGCAAGCTGGCCGACACCCTGCACGCCTCGGTGGACACCCCCACCCCCGGGATGATGACCGAGGAGGAGGTGCGCTGCCGGATGCACCTGACCCCCGACGAATGGGCCGCCCAGCGGTCCCAGATCGAGCCGGTTTTCACCCTCCGTTCGGACGGCCGCTGGGTCCAGCGTGAGTTTCGTGCGTCATTTCTGTGTCAGTTTGAGCGCATTAGTGTGCGTCGGAAGGCGTCACAAGCGAACGCCCGGAAGTTGTGGAAGAACAAGGCCATAGCGGCGAGTGGTGATGCCAGTGGGATGCCGCGGCATGATTCCAGTGGATGCCACGGCATCCATACCCGGGTTACCCCTTCTTCTCCTGGTGTTGCTTCTGAGAGTGAAACGAACACCGTGCCATCCTCTGCGGCTGCAGGCGGGAGACCTCGGGATGCGGCCGCAGCGCCGGAGCCTCGTCTGGCGCCGGACGGCCGGGATGGGTCGCCTCGCGTCCCGTTGCCGCGACTGGTCGGCACGCTCATGGCACGGGTGGGGTCCGAGTGATGGCGATCCGTCACGCCGAACCGGTCTCTCCTGCCCTGGTGGAACGGGTGGCCGCGGAAGAGCGCGCGGCGGAACGGCCGATCGACGCCTACGCCATCGCCGCCGGTGTGCTCGACTCGGCACGGCATGCGAAGGTGCCGATCCGCAGCGTTGATGCCGTGTTCGTGTCGCGGGTCGATCAGGCGAGAAAGCTGGTGGACCAGTCGCGGCAACGGGACGCGAGGCGAGAGGGGGAGCAGGAGACCAAGTCCCGGCGTTACGCCAAGGCGATCGCCGAGGTCTTCCGCCTGGCGGTCGAGCAACGCCTCGGACCCGCCGACGTCGGTGCCCTGCTGACCTACCTGCGTGGTCACGGCTTCCCCAGCCTCGACCCCGAGCTGCCACGCCTGCTCGCGTCCTGGGGTTCGCAGTGGCCTGAGGGGGCCGGCTCATGACCAAGCGTGACCGGGATGACCTCAGCCCGCGTGGCGCTTCGCAACCTGGGACAATCGCTGAGCAGGTGGCCTGGATGGAGCGCGAGGGCTTGTTGCCCGGGCAGGGCCTGACGAAGGCGCAGCGCCGTCGCCGCGAGGTCTTCCGCGCCCGCTACCGGGAGGCGCGGGCCAACGGCTGGTGCACCTGGTGCGGGCAGGAGTCCGGCCAGGCGCGGGCGTTATGCCCGGCCTGCCAGAAGCGCGCCAGCCACCGGAGGCGGGAACAGAAGCGCTCCCGGATCGCCAGTGGCCAGTGTCCAGACTGCGGTGGAGTTCCGCAGCCCGGACGCAGGCGCTGCGCAGACTGCCTGGCGAGCTCGCGCAAGCACGCTGAGACTCGTTACGGCCGCCTGGCACGCAGCAACTCCTGCCGCTGGTGTGGGCAGGGCTTGCGCGGGGTGGATGGCGCGTTGTGCGAGAGCTGCCTCGAGCGGCACCGTCATCGGCGTCGGCTCATCGAGGCGATCTACGGTCGCTGCCGCGTCGCATTCGAGGCCGGCGCCGGCTGGGCGTTTGAGCTCTTCCGCCAGGCCGAGGCCGACGTCGCCACGCGGGTCTACCCGGGCCCCGCAGGACACCGGCCGATGCAAACGCCCAAGGAGGCCTCATGAACACGCCGATCGCCCTGCCCGCCGGCCTGCTCTGGCTGTCCGCGCTGTGCCTGTGCTGCTGCGTCATGCTCGCATTCGCGCTCGGTTGGAAGCTGGTGCGGCGCAAGACCCCGCTCTCCTGGGTGCGGCCGCGTTTCGCCGTGCGCTGGGTGCCGCAGGATCTCTGGATCGGGGCCTACGTCGGCGAGCCTCGGCCTTGCCGCTGCCGGAACGTCTACCTCGCGCTGGTCCCCACTCTCGTGCTGCGGATCACGCTGCCCTGCGGGGTCGGTGAGCCTGAGGGCGATCCGGAGCACGACGAGTACGTACGTTCGGTCGGCGCGCACCGGCTCAAGCGGCGGCGCGACGACTACCCGAGCCAGGAGGCGTGGCTCGAGGAGATGCAGCTTCGGTCCCTGCGGCCCGGGGGCATCCCGCGTTACCACCGGAAAGGGGAGTTGCCGTGATGAATCACTTCACGCTCGCCGACGGCGTCACCGTCCTGCTCAGCGCCTTAGCTGGCTACTTCGTCCCTGACGTCTGGGAGGCGTTTCGCCGCCGGCTCACGGAGCGACGGAAGAGGCTCGGGGGCCAGCTATCGCCCCGCGTGAATCCTTCCCGCGAGCGGTGCGCCGCCTGCGGCGAGGATCCCCACGGGGACTGTTGGTTACCCCCGCACCAGGTCAGATACGACGCGAGCAGCAGCGATCTCACGATCACCTGCGGACGGTGTGGATACTCGTGGCGCAAGAAGCCTGCTCGGATCCCGGAAGCATCGGGGCCGGAGAGATTCAGCTTCGAGCGGGTGCGCGCCTTGCAGGCGGAACTACGCGCGGAGATCGCGGCGATCAAGTGCCAGCGGGCCCCGTCCGCTCTGAGCCCTCCACCCGCGGTCGCGCCGACGGAGGATCCCGGCGCGTGACATATCCCCGGTCGTATGCAACGTTCGATGCACCAGGCAGGGAGGCGCTGGCATGCTGACACTGACGCGAAATCCGGGTGAGTCGATCATCGTGGAGGACACCACTACGCCCGGGCGGCTTTTGCAGGTGACCGTGCTCGAGATCGACCGCGGCCAGGTGAAACTGGGGATCGGTGCGCCGCAGTCGTTTCGGATCTGGCGCGATGAGCTCTGGGACGCGCGGAACCTGCGGCCGTTCCCCTCTGTCGTTCCCGCGCGGCGGCCGGCATGAGTGAGCTCGAGGCTGAGATCGTGCTGGGCCTGTCCCGCGCCAAGCTGCCGCCGCGGCCGCGGCGCTTCATCCAGGGCCTGACCCTGGCGGCTCGCCAGACCCTCGCCGGCCGCGAGACCCTGGCATTGACTTCGCGCCAGTGCGACTGGCTGATGAAGCTCGCGGTGCACAAGCTGCCCGGCTCGCTCGAACCCCGCCTGGTGGACGCCGCGCGCTGCACACTACAGCGCATGGGCGCGGTCTGAGGACGCGATGGACATCCGACTCAGCGTGGACACCGCACAGCTCGACCAGTGGGCGAATCTGGCAACCAAGCGACTGCCACAGGGTGCGGCCTACGCGATCAACCACACGGTGGACCGGGTGCGCACCGAGAAGCTCTTCCCCTGGATCCGCTCGCGGCTCATCATGCGCACGCCCGAGAGCGAGCAGTTCTTCTTCGGCGTCGCGGCCGAGCCCGACGGGAAGGCCGGCTACTTCGGCGGCGCGGCCGGACGCTTCCCGAGAGCGGATCGTGCCCGCGTGGGCCGCCTCTGGGCCGAGTTCGGGGTCGAGTCGATCGTCCGGCGTGGCAGCAAGGGCGGCGAGCTGCTGCTCTCCGGCCTCGTGACCGGCGGACAGCGCAAGCCGGCGACGCCGGGGGCGAAGAGCATTGCGGTGCCGCTCGAGGGCCGCCCGGCGCGGCCGAGCATCCGCCGCCCGGTGCCGCCCGCCTTCCAGGTCGCGAATCTTCGCCTGCAGGCCTACTACCACGGTGCCAAGATCGTGCGGCGCACGCGCGGCCGCCACGTCCGCGGCCAGGGGCTCTACGGCAGTGACGGTCGGGCGAATCTCTCCGGTGTCCAGGGCCTGCAGTGGAAGGGCCTGCAGCGGACCTTCCTGCTTCCGCACACGAAGAACGCTCCGCTCGGCGCGATCTTCCAGCGCTTCGAGCGCGGCCGCGCCGGGATCCGAGAGCTCTACACCTTCGTTCCGCCCTTCGCCTTGCCGAAGCGCCTGGGTGACTACGAGGCGCTGGTCCAGCGCGAAGCCCCCGCGATCTTCCGCGAGGAGATGGAGCTGGCGCTGCAGAAGGCCATCGGCTGGGAAGCCGAGAGCCTGCTGCGTCGGATGGCCGCATGAGCGGGCACTGGTTCCGCCTCGGTTTCTACGGCGTGCTGCTCGGCGGGTTGTTCCGGCGACTCGGCGCCGACCCGTTGCAGGCCAGCGCGCTGGGCGGTTTCGCGTCAATCCTCCTGGAGATCAGCCACGCCCTCTGGCGGATCGCCACGCGGAAGAGATCCTGATGGGCTGGGCCGCCCGCCAGCGCGAGGCCGCGGGGCTCCCGGGCTCCGGGAACCCGAACCAGCATTCCAGCGCGCCCCGCCCGCCCCGCGCGCGGTGGACGACCCTGACGCCAGGGGACTTCGCCGCACTCGTCGCCCTCGCCGGAATCGGCCGCTTGCCACTGCGCGCGATCCGCCCCGGCCGGGTGCACCGCCAGCAGCCTGGCGAGTATTGCGAGGATCCCGCTCTGTGAAGCCCCTGCGGGCCGCGCCCATCACCGCCGAGCGGCTCGCCCGCGCGGTGGTGCAGGAGCTTGAGCTGCTCGGTCTGCCCTGGGTGCGCGCGGCCGCCGCGGGGCCCGAGCGGGCCACCGGGACCGGGGTCGCGGCCATCGTTTCCTGCGTCTGCGGACGGGCCGTCTACATCGAATGCCTGGGCACCGTGCGGCACCCCTGCCGGCTCGATCGACGCAGGCGTGAACGCTTCCACGCCGAAAACGCGGTCTACCTCGAGTTGAGAGACACCCAGACCGTAGCCCCCTCGATCCGGGTTCTGACCGCGCAGATCGCGGCCGCCGTGCGTTCCTGATCCCGGCGGATTCATACCCTCAGAAACTGAGGGTTGACCTTTCCAACTTTGTGTGAAGATTAGGGAGGCGTGAGCGAGCTCTCCCGCCTTCCCGCCAGGCTGGTCGCCGGCACCACGTGCGACCTGCGCGTCTCCGATCCGGAGCATGCCGCCGACGACGGCTGGGTCGCCAAGCTCTGGTTGCGCGGACCCTCCGCGCCGGCTGCGGTCGAGATCACCGCCGACGCCGAGCATCCGGACGAGCATCTCTTCAAGTTGACCGCCGAGTTCACCGGACCGCTGCTGCCCGGCTCCTACCAGGGCCAGGTGATCGCCACGCACGCCACGCTCGGCACCGCGCTGCTGCTCGAAGGCCGCGTGCTGGTCACGCCCAACCTCGCCACCGCGCTCGCCGGTGAGCTGCAGAACCCGACCGAGCGCGAGCTGGCGCTGGTCACAGCCCTGATCGAGGGCCGCACAGTCCCGGGCGAGGACCTCGAGGGCTACACGATCGACGGGACCGCCTACACGCTGGTGAGCTACGAGCAGCTCTGCAAGCGCCAGGCCTACCTGCGCCGCATGCTCAACCGCCGCCGCCACGGCTCGCTGAGCATGATCCGCCTCGGAGTGACCCGCCGATGAAGCGCCGCCCGTTGCACCAGCGTCTCGCCCGCGCCGCCTACGGCCTGCTACCGAGCAAGGCCCAGTGGCTGGTCCGCGAGCTCGCCGGCTCGCCCATGCTGGGCGGGCTTTCGCCGTTCCGCGCCGCGCGGCGCGACCACCGCACCAAGGACCTGCCGACCCAGCCCTGGACCTGCGACGCCGAGCTGCGCAACTCCCTGCGTCCGCTGCGCGCGGCCGCGCGCGATGCCGACATCAACTCGCCCCACATCAAGTGGTTCCTCGGCTACCTCGCCCGCCACTGGATCGGCCCGGCCGGGATCACCAGCCGGGCGCAGATCCGCGATCGCCGCGGCGAGCTGATGACCGACGTCAACCAGGAGGTCACGGCGCGCTGGCGCGAGTGGTCCGAGCAGGGCCCGGTCTCGCGCTGCCGGCGCTACTCGCTCGCCCCGCTCTCGCGGCTCTACCTGCAGAACGTCGCCCGCGACGGCGAGATGCTGCCGGTGCTGATGCGCGGCCCGCAGTACCGCCACGGCCTGGCGATCGAGGGGATCGACGCCGACCGCCTAGACGAGCGGCTCGACCGTCGCGCCGGCCGCGGCGGCCCCGAGATCCGCCTCGGCGTCGAAGTGGACTCGGGCGGCTGCCCGACCGCCTTCCACCTGCGCGGCTCCGTCCTCGGGGATCAGCCGCTGGGGATCGGCCACGAGCGGATCAGCGCCTTCAACCCGATCACCCGCCAGGGCGACGCGCTTCACCTGTTCGTCCCGCGCCGGCTGGGTCAGACCCGGGGGCCGAGCTGGTTCTACGCCGCGCTCGAGAAGGTCCACGGGCTCGATCGCTACACCCTTTCGGCGATCTACGCCGCCGAGAAGGCCAGCGACATCGCCGGCTGGCTGATCCCGGGCGAGGACGAGGAGGAGACCGAGCTCGAGACCAACGCCGAAGGCGAGGCGCATGCCAAGCCCCGGCCCGAGGAGATCGAGACCGAGCCCGGGATCATCTTCCGCGGCCGTCCCGGCGACACCATCAGCACTTGGAGACCCGAACACCCGCAAGACACGCACGCCACGTTCCGCAAGGCCGTGCTGCAGGACATCGGGGCGGCGATCGACGCGCTCTACTTCCAGATGGGCAACGACCTCGAGAATGTCAACTACTCGAGCTCGCGCACCGGCCTGCTCGACATCCGCGACGTCAACCGCCTGGGCCAGCGCTGGTGGATCGACTCCTACCACCGCTACGTCTACGAGAGCTGGATCGAGCAGGCCTTGCTGATGGGAGTGATCCCGCACCCGCTGGGCTACCAGGCCTCCCTCTACTACCCGGCCAAGCACCGCGGCCGCGGCTGGGACTGGACCGATCCGCAGAAAGAGTGGCTGGGGATCGCGCTCGCCTGGCAGATGGGCGGCACCAGCATGCACCGGGTCTGCGAGGAGCGCGGCGAGGACTTCGAGGAGATCGTCGAGGAGATCGCCCAGGAGCAAAAGTTCGCCAAGGACATGGGCAAGAAGTACGGCGTCACCGTCTCGATCCAGCCGTCCGACTCGCTCGGCAGCCAGATCGCGCTCGCCTACATCCAGGAAGCGCTGGCCGCCAAGGCCGGCAAGGGCCAGTAGGAGGACTCATGGCAATCGAAGACCGCTTCGCCGACTGCTACGCCGGTGGGGGAGTGCCGGGGCTGGACACCCCGCTCGAGCGCCACGTGCTCGTCACCCCCGACGATGACGACGAGCTCACCTTCCGCACCCGCGCGCTCAATGTCTCGAAGGACTGCGAAGTCGCGATCGTGGACAAGTTCGGCAACAGCGCCACGCTCACGCTCACCAAGGGCGACAACTTCCACCGCGCCGACAAGGTGCTGGAGACCGGGACCACGGCCGACGCCGTGATCTACGCCTGCGACTGACCATGAGTCTGGTGATGATTCTCGCCCGCAAGCCTCAGGGCCAGCCCGCGGATACCACGGGGCCGGGTGCGGTCGCGGACCTGGTTGCCAGCGAAAGCGGTGCGCAGACTCCGGCGCATCTGAGCTGGACGGCAGCGGGCGATGATGGCGCGAGCGGGACGGCTACGAACTACGAGGTCCGCTACGCCGCGGCCGCGATCAACGACGAGACCAAGTGGGCGGCGGCCACGCTCGCTACGGCAGCCTGGGCTGCCAACGCCGTCGCCGGCGGACAGGCGGCGAGCCTCGACATCCCCCACGCCACGCTCGGCGCCGGCACCCACTACTTCGCGGTGCGCTACCGGGATGAGGCGGGCAACGTCGGCGCGATCTCCAACTCGCCCGCGGTCACGCTCTACGCCACCCCGATCGTGCGTGCGACCCTGTACGCCACCGGGACGGCCACGCGGATAGTGGTCGAGGACTTTCCGACCGTCACCGATGCGTCGGCGCAGACCGCCGCACAGACCCACGACGGCTCGGATGCCGTGATGGATACCGTCTCGGTTTGGAACGAGGAGGAGGGCGCCAGCGGCTCGTTGCGGGTCGAGTGGGGCCTGACGACCACGTCCTACGCAGGAGTCATCAGCAGCATCAAGATCTACACGCGGGGCATTCGTGATGTCGGGATGACCGCGACTTTGACGCCCAGCATCAACGGCACGACTCGTGGCACGGCTCGCACGCTCGGAACGTCTCTCGCCTCGTACTCTGAGGCGCTCACGACTGACCCGGCTGATTCGGCGGCGTGGACAGCGGCGAAACTCGCCGCGCAGAAGATCGGCTACATCCTCGCGGCGAGCGGCATGCCTGGTGGAGCGGCGAACGCGAGCGAGTTCAAGGTCGAGGTGTTGGGGTGAGGTTCGCCCTGGCACTTCTCGCCCTGCTGCTGGCGCAGGATCCCGCCCGCGCGGAGATCCTGCGCTATACGACTCCGCTGCACGACGCCCGGGTGGACGCCTACTGCCAGGAGAGCGTGGCGCCCGTGGGCCTGCTAGGCGAGGCCCAGCTCTGGCAACTCGGCGCCAGCCGGCCCGAGCAGCATCACCCCGCACTCGCACCCGGCGCACCCGACTCCTTCGAGCTCGACAGCCAGGGCGAGCTGCGCACCTACGTGGTCACGGTCACCAAGGAGTCGGGCGTCCAGTCCTGCAGCTCGAACCTCGTCACCTTGAACGGGCGCGCGGACGTTCTGACCGGGGATCCCAATCTCTGGCTGGGCGCGCCGCGCCCCAATCCCGCCCGGGACCTCGTCGCGGTGCCCGTCTGTCTGCCAGAGGCGGGACGGATCTCGCTCGAGGTCCTGGACGTCGCCGGCCGCCGGGTCGCCCGCCTGCTCGAGGGACAGCGGCCCCCAGGTGTCCATATCGCCCTCTGGGACGCGCGCGTCGCCGCCCCCGGGGTCTATCTCATCACGGTGCGGTTCGGGGCCTGGCAGGCCACCCGCCGCGTGCTGGTGCTGCGCTAGCGCGCGGCCGGGACCACAGGAGGAGTCATGCCACCGACGGCTGAGCTGCAGAAGACGAAGGTCCGCGAGGTCTCGCGGGAGTTCCCCACCACCTTCGTGCGCACCGCCCCGGCGAAAGACGGTGTGGCGGCGACCTACCGCTTCTCGGTCTCGAGCGAGCAGGAGGGGATGCAGTACGACTGGGACAAGTACTGCTGGTACCTGGAGACCCTGTCCCACGAGGCCGGTGCGGCCGACTGGTCGCGCGCGGCCGGCGGCTCACTGCGCGATCGCCACTACGGCGAGCAGGTCGGTTCCTCGCTCAGTGGCGAGACCGGCAAGGACAAGCGCGGCTGGATCGACGGGGTGCGCTTCCTGAGCGGTGCGCGCGCCCAGGAGATGGAGCTGGGGATCCAGCCCCAGGGCGACCTGCCGCCGATCCTGCAGAACGTCTCGATCCGCTACATCCCGCTCGAGTGGACCACTACCCCGGCTTCGAAGGACAACCCGATCGAGCGCCGGCACGTCACCCGCTGGACGTACATCCACACCGCGTTCGAGCCGGATCCCATGGATGCCACCGTGGGACCGGGCCGCGCGCGTCCCGACGACACGCTGTACGAGGCCGCCTACCGCGTCCTCGATTCCACCCACCACGAGGAGGAGAGAACCATGCCGCCCGAAGACAAGCCGACCACGACGCCCGCCCCGGCGCCCGTCACGCGCTCGGTCGAGGTGCTGGATCCGCCGCCCCCGGGCGGCGCCCAGAGCCGCAGCGCCCGCCAGGTCGCCGACGACGAGATCCGCGAGCTGTGCTCCGCGTATGACGTTCCCCGCAAGCAGGAGCGCGAGTGGCTCAAGCTCGGGCTCGAGACCCAGCAGGTCCGCGGCCTGATCGCCGACCAGCGCGGCACGCAGCTCGGCACCCAGCCGGCGGCCGAGCAGCCGCAGTTCGACAGGGGGATCGCCAAGCACTACAGCGTGCGGCGCGTCTTCGCCGCCGCGGCGGAGCTCGACACGCTGCGCGGCGCCGAGCTCGAGGTCCACCAGGAGCTGGTGCGCAGCCGGCCGACCAAGATGCCCAAGCCGGACGGGTTCTACATCCCGTACCGGATGCTGCGCTCGCAGGACGAGGAGATCTCGCAGCTCGACGTCCGCCGGGCGCGCGCGCGGATGAACCAGCGCACGTTCGATGGCCGCACCGCGGGCGGCGGAGTCGAGTTCACCCGCGAGGGGCCGTTCGAGTTCATGCCGCTGCTCTTCGAGCAGTCCACGCTGCTGATGGCCGGTGCTTCGGTCCTCTCCGGACTGACCGCGCCGGTCCGCTTCTCGCGGCGCAAGACCGGGGTGCAGATGCAGTGGCTCGGCACCGGCCAGCGCATCGACCTCAACGACGGCGTCTCCGAGCCCGGCGAGCTCACGCCCAAGCGGGTGGGCGGCGGCTGCCGGCTCGACAAGGAGATCCTCATCACCTCGAGCGTGGACAACGAGGTGATGGTCCAGAACGAGATGACCGAGGGCGCCGGTGCCGCGATCGACTGGGCCGGCCTCCTGGGCCCTGGCGGCCGCTCGCCGCTCGGGGTGCTCAACATCACCGGTGACTCCGGGATCCAGACCGTCGATATGTCCTCGGCGATCCCGACCTGGACGAAGCTCACCCGCATGCCGGCGATGACCAAGCGCGTGAAGGCGCTCTCCGGAGCGCTCGCGTACCTCTCGCCGCCCGAGCTGGCGGCCTGCATGAAGGCCACGCCGCGGGTCGCTTCGGCCGCGGCGGGGTTCCTCTGGGAGGGGCCCTACGAGAACGGCGACGTCGGCGGCTACCGCGGCCTGGCGTCCAACCAGTTCGACGCGGGCCACGGCGCGAACAGCCTGCTGTTCGACCTGGTCTTCGGCCCCTGGCAGTACGTCGTCACCGGCTTCTT